TACCATTTTCTACTTGATAATATTCTGTTGATACTTTAAAATCCGGCGTCTTAGGTTCCTTTGGCGTGAGAGAGTTATCATATACTCTCATTCTATTATTAGGATATAAACAATATTGACCATTTTCAAGTTCCAGCAAATTAAAAGATTTATGTTCAGCAGGTACTTCAGATGTAGAATAATCAACTTCATCTGCAGATACATGATAGTTATCCAAAGTACATATATAAGTACCCCTCAAATTATCAAAATCGCGCGGCCTTATTTCGAAATCCATGCTGCTAATAAACTGCTTATGGACACACGTAACTCCATAATCCATGCAGTTCCAAAATTGCAAATTTGGGAGATCGAGATCTGGATCCGGAAGCTTCGGTTCAGAGAGAAAGGCGCTTATGGGTAGTTTATCGAAAAGTGCTCCGTACTCAGGTAAAAAAGTTTCGAAGTAAAACGCTCTTCCTGCTATCGACTTAGCAGTTACCCATTGTCCTTCAACAAATTCGCCATGACCTTTTTCTAAATCATACAGATATTCTTTTCTTACATATACTTTTTGATTTGGTAAGTTGCAAATAAGATGTGACATTAGTGCAGAGTTCCTTTTGGTTTAAATTTTATTACATTATCGCTATTATCAGAATCTGATTTAATATCTTCTGGATTAAAAATATCTATATTTCTTTCTCTAAGATAATCATCTAAAAAAGATTGAAATTCATTTTCATCCATGTCACTGACTTTTGGTGCTAAATCGTCAAGAGGCATATCTGTTTTATCTATGGCTTTTTTAATTGCTTTAATTGTGCCGATATAGTGTCCTATCAATTTTTTTGACGGGTTCATTTCGCAAACGATGTGTGCCGAGTTTATTGTTAGTAATTCTTCTGGATTATCGGTAAACCCCATCCAAGGTCGAAAGGCATAAAAACGAACACCGCGCTGAAAATCTTCTGCGCATATAATTCGCATTGCACCACGAACTACCATGCCAGCATTATCCGGATCGTCCCACTGAAGTACTTCACATATAATTTCTTCGTCATTTGTTAATTTAAATTGTTTTAAATCAGTCATGTTATATCGACCTTATAAGTTTTATGATTAAATTTTTCTTTTTCATAAATTTTCAAACGTTCTTCTGAGTGTTGAAGAGCAAAATTTTTACGAGACTTCCAACTAATATCATCTGTTATATCATATAAATTTGTTGGTTTTCCATCTTCGCTTTTTCTTAATCCTCTGCCTATGCTTTGTAAAACTCTTATCTGCGATTTACTTGGTGAAGCAAATATAATATTATGCAGATTCCTAATATTTATACCGGTAGAAAAAGTGCCAAGAGATGCCACTATAATAGCGTTTTTTTGTTTTTCGACTATCCCTCTTATTGCTTCTCTATCTTCAGTGTCTGTTTGTCCTGATACAAAAAACACTTTTCTATTTTCATCAGCCTTATCTATAATAAGATTAAAAAGAGGCTTTCCATGTTTTTCTACGTAGTTGTAAAGAACTAATGTATTGCCTTTTTGGTCTATGGCTAAATTTTTTATAAAGTTATTTCTTTTTACGTTTGTGACAATATAATCGATCTCGTCCATGTACGTTCTTTGTCCAAAGTCCAATCGTTCCTTTTTGCCATAATCCAAAACAATTCGCTTGATATGTAATTTTGCCAGTACGTCTTTATCTTGTAAGGTTTTTGTTGTTGTGACTCGATATATTGGTCCAAAGAGACCTTGTAAGACCAGCTCATGTGTTTGAGTTCCATCAAGAGTTCCTGTTGTTCCAAAACGGTATGCCGCTTCTGTTGCTTTGTTCATAATATTCATTAATGATTTAGATTTAAAACCATGACACTCATCACCAATCACCATACCAAATTGCTGGTACCAATCACGTGGTAATTTATAAATTGATTGCCAGGTTGATATACAGATGGCAGCATCAAATGTTTTATCTTTACCCGAATATATACGATGCATTCCTCTTTCGCCTTGACCGTATGATTTAAAATCACCATACATTTGTTCTACTAATCCAGTTGTTGGTACAATAATTAATACTTTACCACCTCTTGGATATTTTAATCCATCAGTAAGTAATTCGAGCCAATACTTAACAAGAACATAAATTATTAAAGATTTGCCAGATCCTGTAGGTGAAATAAGAATAGCTCTTTTTCTTTTTAATCCTTCTTCAATGCCTGATAGCTGATATGAATAAGGACGAAAAGGTAGACTGAGATTGTCAATATAATCGGAAAGTTGCTGAATATTAATTGTAGCATTTTCGTGAGGCATTCCATAGTTAGTTTTTTCTGACTCAACTATATATCCTCTCGAGTTTGAAAATTTATTTAAATGATAAAATAAACCTGCCGGAAGCTCACCGGTGTTAATGTCGTATAAACGTATCTTACCATCCCACATACGATTACGATAAGCTGGCATAAACTTATATCCAGGAACATAGAAAGAAAAAAACTCTCTTAGTTCTTGAGCTGTGCCACTATCGCATTGAACATGTAAGTTTGCGTGATTTAATTTCCGGACGAGAATTTTTTCCATTCAATCATATTCTTTATTGTTTGATGACGCCAAGTAATATTACTTATAATGTCAGTAAGAGTCTCAATTAGAGTTTTATAGTACTGTATTTTTTCTTCTGACTTTTGAATTTCAGGATCACTGTCGTAATAATAATCCATTTCTCCTTTGAGTATTTTAAGACCATCAAAAGGATCCGGATTCCATCCAAGTTCTTCAACTGTTCTCTGATCCATCTTACCATTATAATATAGCCACTTTTGTTTGAGTAAAGTCTTTTGAGAAAATTCAGCACGTTTCAACTGTAGCTTTACAGTTGATAATAATTCTAAATATTTTGCGTGAAGAATAGGTGTTTGGCGTGACGATTCATCAAGTTTCATATCTTCAATAATACAGTCTTTTGCCCACATATCGTGGATATTTTTCAAATCAATCATTATATACTCCAATTATAAAAATATTTATACTAGATTTCTATTCACTGTTATCGATGGCGAACCATCTACGTTTGATGTATAACTAGCACCTACCATTTCAAAATATGAAAATCTAAAAGTCGCTCCAAAAGATATAAATGTGTCACCTCCAGCAGTAGATTCAAATTGTATGTCAGTCAAAGTCGTTGGTATACAATCTATATATCTTATTTGTTTAGTAGTATTATTATGGCTTGATAAAATAGATAAAGTAATGTCTGACATGGCTGGTGGTTGAGAAGAAGTTCTTTGACTAGGTATAACGTGATCTATATCTAAATTTCTACGCATCCAAGAATACATTTCGTCATATGCTTTCATGTCTTCATCGAGAAGAATATTAGCTTGCATCTCATTAAAAATTAATTTATCGCCTATAAACGGCACACCTGATATTTTTTTGTACGGTACTTCGACAGCATTCATAATCATGCCTGGATGTAGAAAGCTTTGACAAAAAAATTGCAAGTTAGGATAATTTTTCCTATCAATCGATAATTTAAACGATGTAGGTTGTAAGTAATTAAAATTTTGTGTTAAATCTGCCATAACTCTATTTATACAACTTAAGATAAAAAAAAGGAGGCCGAAGCCTCCTTTAAAAATATAGAATTTTTATTATGCGCCGAGGATGTTATCAACACGGAAAATGCGATAGTATTGGTTACTGCGAGCAGATGCCAAACCGTCTGCAGGGTTAGTTCCAACGAATGGATTTGAAGCCATGCCATAGCGTGTCTTAAAACCAATTTTTGGCTGGAATGTGTCTTCACCGACCGCACGTACCATTGTGAGCGGTACATATGGGCAATAGAATACACCTGCGTCATATGGATTAGTTCCCTTATAACCGATGTTGATGTAATCGCCTGTTGCGTATGGGTCGATGTAGACTCTCATACGACCGTTAAGAGTACCAGCAAATGTGTTACCAGTATCATCGACGTTCAAGTTAGTCGCCATTGCAGGAGCATAGTCCAACATACCTGAAGCAGAAAGCGCAGAAGCTACATCAGATGAGCAGACCATAAAGTTACCTTTACCTCTACGTGTCTCTTTTGCAATTACGTTTGCTTCTCTTTCGATTTGAAGGATAAGTCCTTTGAACTTCTCAACTGACCAACGACCATCAGCATCTGTCTGTACGTTGAAGATACCGTTGATTGCTGTGTTAGTTTGAAGCGCACCGACTTTAGCTTGTGAGTTAAGAGTACGGACAACTTCACGATTGATTTCAGCAAGAATCTCTGTAGACAAGATATTTGCCAACTCAGTTTCAGCATCAAGACCATGAATCGCTTTTAGATCCTGTGCTAATTCTAAGCTGTATTCTGCCTTTAGAGCACGTGACTTAGCAGTCACAGTTGCTTTGTCGATTGTGAATCCCATCTCAGCAAATGCTTCATTACCAGATGAACCAAGTGCTTCAGCTTCCGCAGTGGTATATGGGTCAGTTGATCCAAGTGGATCTGTTGCTGAGTCAGCAATTGTGCTGTCGCCATCAGTGTCTGTAAAACCATCTAGACCTGATGTACCACCTGATGTATTGAAAGATGCGGTTGATGAGTCACCTGAATAGTTAGTAAGTGCCTCATTGAATAGTGCTTCAGTATTGACTTCTGCACCAGCTTTTGCTGTTTTATAGCGTGATTTCATTGCAAAAATCAAGCCAGTTGGACCAGTCATTGGCTGAACGCCACAAATGTCATATGCCATTAGATTTGGCATTGCACGTCTGACGAGTGCGATTAAGATTGGATCCCAGTTCGCTTGTCCTGGTCCACCAGTTACACTAGCATTTGAGTTAGTTGGTGTTTCTACTAAAAGACCTTCTTCTTTTAGTGCTTGTTCTTGGTTTTCTAGAATAGCAGCTGTAACTGCTCTTCTATGTGCGTCTTTAATTGTACCCGCAGACTCTTCATTCAGAACTGGGGACCATTTTTCTACGAGCTTGTCGTAAGATATTACGTTATGCATCGATTAGTCTCCTATTTTTTCGATGTTCGATTTAGGGCTGTTAAATACTGAGCCATTGATCCAGAAACTTCGACTGTATCGCCTTCGTCACCTGATTCAAAGTCTGCAGACTCAGTTACAGTCTTAGCTTTTTTGAAATATGATTCTTTAACAGTTGTAACTTTTTGTGCAAAAGTTTCTTCGTCATCAAAATCAATATCATTTACTAAAGACTTAAGTTTTTCGGCTTGTGTGTCAGCAAGATCTTTAGACGCTTCTGCAATTACTGCTTCGCGCTTATAGCTTTCTAACTCTTCTGCCATTTCGATAGCGTCTGCTGTTGTTTCGTTAAGCTTTGTTTCAAGCTCTTCGACTTGATCAGCAAGATCGTCTACTAGGTCGACCTTAGACTCAGGTACTTCAATGTAAGACTCAGTAAATAAATCTTTTAGATTATTCATAAATGTCTCAGCAATTTCTGTACGTAGTCCAGATTGAACAGCAAGCTTATTGTCTGCCATCCATTGTTCGACAACGTAGTGTAAGTAGCTATCTACTTTTTCTACTAGCTCTGACTTTGTAGATTCAATCTCTTCAGCCAGTTCTTCGTGGTATTTTTCCTCAAGACGATCAACTTCTTCGGCAAGCTTAGACTTAATCGCTGCCTCAAAAATTGTTGCGGTTTTTTCTTTGAACTCTTCTGACAATGTAGCTTCATCAGCCATGATTGCATTGAGATCTTCTGAAAAATCTGCTTCGTATTCAATGTCAGCAGTTTCAATAACTGCAGCATCTTCTACTCTAGTATCTTCTGCAAACATTTTACCGTATAAGTCAACAAGCTCTTCTTTTTTCATTTTACTTGCTTTCATATACATTGCATTTATCATACCAGCTTTGGTATTTGGTGCTTTTTGCATAGCGTCTTTTTTGGTATTATTTTTTGCTGTCGCACCAGCTGCTGTAGGCAATGGTGCTGAACCAGTTGCATCACCTGCTTTATCGACAGATGCTACTGACTGTGCCTCAGCATTTTTTGGATCGTGACCTTGTGCTTCCATGATTTCATTCTCGTCATCATGAAGTTCAACGTCCTGATCTAATTGATTTTCATCAGTCATCATTGACTCCTTTTACAATTTATTTTTGAGTAACGAGAGGAAATTTTTAAACTCACGAACCTGCGTCTCGTAAAGATCAGATCGCGGAGCTTTCTTAATTTCAG